GGATACCTATGGTATTTAAAGTCTGAGCACGAAACTCGTTTACGTTTCGATGACCACTTGGAAACTGCAATGATTGAAGCAGTTCCTGCTGCATTAGGTTCAGGTGCAAGTTTAGCATTGGGTGGTACTGCAACAACTGCTGCCGGTGGTTCTGAAGGTATCTTCTACGTTGTTAACAACCGAGGAAACGTATGGGGTGGAGGTAGCCCAACTACTCTTGCTGAGTGGGATAGTATTGTCTCAAGACTTGACAAGCAAGGTGCAATTGAAGAGAACGTAGTATTTGTTGATAGAGATTTCTCTTTTGACATTGACGATATGTTAGCTGCTCAATCAAGCAACGCTGCCGGTGGTGTATCTTACGGTCTATTTGACAACGAGAAAGATATGGCATTGAACTTAGGTTTCACAGGATTCCGTAGAGGATATGACTTCTACAAGTCTGATTGGAAATACCTAAACGACCCAACTATGCGTGGTGGATTAACAAGCGGAGCAGTAAACGGATTATTAGTTCCTGCAGGTTCTACTTCAGTATACGACCAAGTAATGGGTAAAAACGCAAAGCGTCCATTCTTGCACGTTCGATACAGAGCTTCTGAAACTGAAGACAGACGTTACAAAACGTGGATTACAGGTTCAGCAGGTGGAGCACAAACTTCAAGCTTAGATGCTATGGAAGTACACTTCTTATCTGAGAGAGCTGTATGTACGTTAGGTGCAAACAACTTCTTCTTATTCCAAGACTAAGAAGTAAATTAACAATGGGATGGGGCTACATATGTAGCCTCTCCCTTTTTTTAAGAATTAAATTAGAATTAAATGAAAAATAAAAACAAAGTATTTGAAGCTAAGTCTTACAGGCTTACAAGAGATGTAGCACCTTTATCTTTTATGCTACCGACACAAAACAGTAGAAGATTCCCATTAATGCATTTTGACGAAGGTACAGGTACTAACCGAGAGCTTCGATATGCACGAAACCAAAAGTCCCCCTTTGTAGACGAGCAGGATGGAAATTCCATCCTTGAACCCGTAATATTTGAAGATGGGCTACTTCACGTTCCAAAAGAAAACCAAGTCTTGCAGCAGTTCTTGCACTACCATCCCTTAAACGGAGTGAAGTTTCAAGAAATTAACAAGGCTAAGGATGCCACAGAAGAGGTAGACTACCTATTAGTTCAAGCAGACGCATTGATAGAGGCTAAGTCACTTAGTTTAGAACAGCTTGAGAATGTATGTCGTGTACTCTTTGGTATGGATACATCAAAGACATCCACCGCAGAGATGAAGCGAGATGTATTAGTATTTGCTAAGAACAATCCAACTGATTTCTTAGATGTTATAACAGACCCTGAGCTACAGTTAGTAGGAACGGTTCAAAGATTCTTTGACCAAGGGCTATTAACATTTAGAAAAAGTAACAAAGAGGTATGGTTTAATTTATCTTCCAATAAAACAAAGTTATTAAATGTACCTTTTGGAGAAGAAGGTATAGATTTAGTTGTCTCTTATATGAAGAGCGATGATGGCATAGATATATTAAAACACCTTGAATCACTATTAGACTAACAAGTTACTCTACCAATATACAAAGACTCCGCAAAAATGTGGGGTCTTTTTTTTTGCCTATCTTTGTAATAAAATAAGAGCAGATGATTAACTCGGTCCGACAGACGGTAATGTCTGTATTGAACAAAAATAATTACGGGTACATAACCCCATCTGATTTCAACTTGTTTGCAAAGCAAGCTCAGTTAGATATCTTTGAGAATTATTTCTATCAGTACAACTACCAATTAATGAAAGAAAATGCCCGTCAATCAGGAACGGGTTACGCAGATATTACGAAAGGTATAGAGGAGGTAATAGACTCTTTCTCAGTAACGCTACCATTGCTACAGAACGCAGGTAGTCAATACTTTTTACCATCTCCAACAACGACTAACAATAGCTACTATCTTATTAGTAAGGTATTAATCTATACTAATCAATTGGCAAGTGGCACTACTACAGCTACCAATGTAGCAGGGACGCTTGTAGAGGACTCTACAGCAGACTTTACAGCAAGTGGTGTATCAGTAGGGGATATCGTGTCAACTGTAACAGGAGGCGTTACATACAATACTATAGTGGCATCTGTGAACAGCTCTACTCAGTTAACAGTAGGAGCTACGTCAGGCGTAAATGTATGGAATGCAATTGGTAAGACTTATAATATATATAGGGCATCAGACATAAAGGAAGCAGAGAAGGTAAGCAACAGCAAGATTACTATGCTAAGTAATTCTATTCTTACTGCACCAAACCTAACATTCCCTGCATACGCACAGGAGGGTGACTTCTTGGATTCTTATCCAAACACAATAAATAATATAGGGCAATTGATTTCTCAGTACATTAGATTTCCATTTGCACCTAAGTGGACATTCATAACATTAGCAAGTGGAGAGCCTGTATTTGATTCAGGAAGTGCTGACTATCAAGACTTTGAGCTACCATTGGACGATGAGGTTAACTTGGTTAACAAGATTCTACAATACGCAGGTATGTCGATTAGAGAGATTCAGGCAGTACAGTTTGCACAGGCTGAGGACAACGAGAATACAGCATCAGAAAAATAACATATGGCATATATATCACAATATCAATACTACGAAAATGGAGGGGCAAGCCCTGAAGATGAAAATTGGGGTTCATACCAATATGTTTCTTTAGAGGATATAGTAAATAATTTTATGTTAATGTACGCAGGGAACCACTCATTGGTAAACAATGAGCCTCGCTACAAAGTATTGTTCCACGCAAAGAGGGCGATACAAGAATTAAACTATGACGCATTTAAAGAGAGCAAGATATTAGAACTAAATGTTGGGGCACAGCTTAGGTATGTGCTACCATCAGACTATGTAAATTGGATTAGAGTGTCAATGTACCGTGATGGTCTATTGATGCCATTGACTGAAAACATTCAGACCAATTGGTCAAGTGCATACCTACAAGACAATAACGATAGGATACTATTCGATATAGACGGTAACGCATTAAGCCCTCAGAACTCAAACTTAGACCAAGATAGATTAGATGGAACTAAGCAGTCTATATACCTAAACCAAAACTCTGAGTATTATGGGAGAGCAGGTTGGAATATTGATGGGGCTTGGTACTTTGACTATGGGATAGGTGCTCGATATGGATTGAATACAGAGACTGCAAACGCTAACCCTACATTTAAGATAGATGCCAAGGGTGGTGTCATAAACTTTAGCTCAGGTATTGAGGGAGAGCTTGTTGTACTTGAGTATGTATCTGATGGTATGGAGAATGGAGACGACAGCAAGGTAACTGTTAATAAGTTATTTGAAGACTTCATCTACGCTTACATTGAGTATGCTATATTAAATAGCAAGGTAGCTGTACAAGAGTATGTCGTAAGGAGAGCACAGAAGAGAAAGACAGCATTGCTTAGAAACGCAAAAATAAGAATTAGCAATATACATCCGGGAAGATTATTAATGAATCTAAGAGGAAGAGATAAGTGGTTAAAATAATATGGCGAATATTCAAAGAAACTTTATAGCAGGTAGGATGAATAAATCAGTCGATGAGCGACTCGTTCCAAACGGGGAGTACATTGATGCATTAAACATTCGTATGGGTTCAACAGAAGGCTCCGAGATAGGTGTCCTTGAGAACTCTAAAGGGAATACTCAGCTAACAACATTAGAGTACGATGGTACTCCGCTATCTGCTGACGCAAGGTGTATAGGAGCATTTGACGATGGAGCCAATGAGACTATGTATTGGTTTATACACGACTCAGACTTTAATCAAGGTAAACTTGATATGGTAGTGTCCTATAATGTAAACACTACGGCAGTTGTATACCATCTAATAAGTATCAATGATGGAAGTGGGAGTGGTAATACCACACTAAACTTCAATCCTGAGTACCTAATAACAGGCGTAAATAAAGTTGAGGACTTGTTATTCTTTACGGATAACCTTAATCAGCCAAGAGAAATAAATGTTAAGAGAGGTTACTCTCAGCCCGTGGCAGGTGTAGATGGGTTTGCTTATGATGACATATTGGTAATAAAAAGACCACCATCAGCAGCACCTGAAGTAGCTCTTGTTACCACATCACCAAACGAAACATTCTTAGAGGAGAGGTTTATATGCTTTGCTTATAGATACAAGTATGCTGATGATGAGTATTCTGCTACATCTCAATGGACAGACCCTGCATTTGCACCAAAACCTTTTGAGTTCTCTCCTGAGAGTTTATTAAATGAGGGAATGGTAAACGAATTTAACCAAGCACAAGTAACATTTAATACAGGTGGTCCATTGGTAAAAGGTATAGATATATTATTTAAGGATGCAGACAACCCTACTATAAAGATAATAGAGAAGATTGACAAGGCGAAAGCAGGTCTTACAGACAATGCAGAAGAGACCTTTACATTCACAAATAGTAAGATATTTACAATACTCCCTGAGTCAGAAATACTCAGGCTATATGATAGTGTCCCCTTATTGAGTAAGGCTCAGACAGTTATGGGTAATAGACTTATGTACGGTAACTATACTGAGGGGTTTGACTTGATAGACAACGATGGTAACGATGTAAGGTTTGATTACACTACTTCACAAAAATCTGTATCTCTTAGTACAGATACTATTGATGGTACACTATCAGCAGCAACCTATACCATAAGTGGAACAGATACACCTGCGGATACTTTGGTTTCATTTGAATTTCCTTTAAGTGTAGAACTAAAAGCAGGAGCAACTCTTACTTTTTCTTTTCTTTTTAATCATAGCGGTTGGTCATCAGGTAGTACGACACCTGTTCCTACAGAGACAAATGGTAATGGCAATCCTATTGAGTTTATATTTCCTCTTACAAGAGACTATGTAAGTGTGTACGACTTATGGCTAAGTGATGAGTGGCAAGAAGCTATAGGAATATCTTTACCCGGTGGTAATATTCAGCCAATGGCTACAGCAGAAGATGGAATAACATTAACAGACGTATACAATTCTATATTCGCTGACCTTCTTAATGGTGCATATGAAAAATATCAGAGTGGTATAAGTGCTATTGAACAAGCAGTTATAACTACGGCTGCGGCAGGTTCAGGTATAATTACATTTCAGTTCCCTGCTATACAATACCAAGACCCTATCACTCCTGCTAATATATATACGGAATACTTATCTATTTCTGAACCAAGTATACAATATTTGTCATCAGGAACTCAGAAGAGCTTGCATAGCAATAGAGGCTACGAGATAGGTATAGTCTATATGGACGAGTTCAATAGGGCTACTCCTACATTAGTTAGTGAGAACAATACAGAGCACTTTCCTTGCTTTACTTGCAGTACAGTTAATACTATTGATGTAAGTATACCAACTACGCAACTTGCTCCATTTTGGGCGAGGAGGTATAAGTTTGCAATAAAGCCTGACAGAGAGACTTACGAGACTATATACTCAAACTTATTTTTTACAGATGAGGAAGAGAATGATACGTACTTCTTACTTGAGGGAGAGAACGCTGCTAAGATAACAGATGGACAGAGGTTAATAGTAAAGAGAGATACATCAGGTGCAGCAAATAATTGTATATACGCTACAGTTTTAGAGAAAGAGGCGAAGCAAGCAAACTTTATTGAGATACCAAGTGAAGCAGACCCTGCTGTAAATATACCTGTGCCAAGTGGTG